GTTCTCTTCCTGTTACAGATCCTCTTTCTCCACCCATATCGGCACCACCACCGAATTGATAAAGTTGTCTTGCTTGTTGTGCTCTAGTTATGGCCATCGTTCTATTCTATTTTGTTTTTGCAAATAAATCAAGGCTAGGCATGATGACTTTTACGTCTTGAGCCATGTCTTCATTTTTGTAACCTTTAGCCTCCCAGTCTTTTCTTTCCTTAAAAATCTCACCTGTTTGCTTGTGTCTATATGTTGTTTCTACTTTTGCTGGTTTTAACTCAGTCATTATGTTGTTACCTCTCTTGGCTGTATTTCTAATATTGAAGCTATGACGTGCAGCTCGTTCGCGTCAGAAGCCTGCACTTTTAGTATCTCACTTTCCTCCATTACAAGTGGGTTAGTTAAAAGTTCTGTTGTAGTAATCGTTGCTATGGTTTTTGTTTTAAACAAACTAAATATGTTACCACTAGCATCTACTAAAGTAACATCTATATTGCAACCAGATCCTGCATCATTACAAACTAATATAGATTTTACTACAGATGTTTTAGCACTTGGCACCGTATATAGTGTTGTTAAATCTGTAGTCGTTAGGTCTACTTTTTTATTTATA